GATGATGATGATGATGATGATGGCGCGGATGATGCGTATCTGATTGGCGATGGCGAGCCGGAAGAAACCACCGTGCCAGCGGCCGTGCCAGTAGCGCCCCCGCCCGCGCGTCTGCGGTTGAGTGCTGGCCAGCGCACTAAGGAGCCAGCGCACTTGTCTGCCCCATCTGCCCCGTCAGACGCGCCAGCGCCCACACGTGCCGAGCCAGCGCCCCGTGCGCCCCGTGCGCCAGTCATTGACCCGTCGTCCCCGCTTGGCCGATTGCGCGCGGCTTCAATTCCGGGCCATGCGCAGACCGCAAAAGACGCTGCGGAAGTTACAAAATCGACCAGTCTCGGCATGACGTTGCCGAAATCCGGCCAGAGTGCGGCCATGTCGGGGCTTTCGGCCAATGCGCGCGAGTTCATCGAGGACGCAAAAGTTGAGAAGATTTACAGCGTCGAGCAGTATCTGGCCGACTGGCGCGAGTTGGATGATTTGCCGGATGATGCGGACCACGTGGACTTGGAGAAATTCAACAACGAGCGCGCCGAAATCATCCGCAAAGCCTGCGCCCGCATCCAGCAGATTTTCGATGCGGAATTGAAGGGGCTGTCGGTGGCTGCGGCTGGCGATTTTTCGTTGACAGAGATCAGCAATATCGTGAAGCTGACTTTCCTGCGCGTGAAAGAAACGCCGGGCGCGTATGCCGTTCTGGACCTCGCCGACCGTGCGCAGTTGATCAAAGGTATGCGTGCGATGGCTGCCAAGCGTAACAGCAGCGTGAAAAACGTGCGGCCGAAAGAGGCGGAGAAGCTGTCGCAAGCACTCGACGCAATGGGGATTGGCGCGGAAGATGATGCCGATTTTGGCGGGTTCGATTTGACGGGGTTTGGGCTATGAGCGGCGGGAGAAAACCGAGGAAGTGCACAATCAACGGCGTGGAATATCCGTCCATTAATGCTGCCGCGCGCGAGTTGGGCGTGTATGCGAACAGCATCAGGCAGTCTGTGGAAAAGGGCTATACCATCGGCGGCAACGTGGCCAAGCGTCAACCGTGCCGTCTCGAAGGCGAATGGTTTCCCACGATAGCCGCTGCGGAAATTTGGAGTGGCGCAAAGAGAACTGCTTTGTATCACGTGGCCTACCAGTTGCGGAAAAATGGCCAGCGCGCGCGGCAAACACGTTACGGCTTCCTCGAATTGCTGGAGCGCAAGGATGAAAAGTAATCTAATTGATATCGAGTGCAGATTGCTGGTCATCACGGACAAGGCTATCTGTGTGACGATGGATGATGACGTGGAAAGCCCGGAAAAAATCTGGCTGCCGAAAAGCCAAATCGAGTTTGAAAACAGCGGCATCATGCTGGTCGAAGTTACGTTGCCAGAGTGGCTGGCTATCGAGAAAGGAATGGTGTGACATGGAAATCTGTCAACGCACCGGCAAGCCAATCGTCGAGTTGTCACACTCGGGTTTGGCCAGCTTCAACAGTTGCCCCAAGCGTTTCGCGTTTCGCAAGATGGTGGTGAATTTCCAGAACGACCGAGGGTCCAGCGACGCGGCCAGTGTTGGCACCGCCATGCACGAGGGCATTCAGGAATACATGCGCACCCGCAACTTGGCGGCGGCGTTGGAAGCTGTCGCGCTGCACCACCCGATTGACCTTGCGAGCAACACGAACGCGTCGCAATACGGGCTGGAAGCCTGCGTGTGGACGCTGGAGCACGTGATCCACAATTCGGAATTACCGGCTTACGGGCTGGTGAATTTCATCCGCGACGGCAAGGAAGTCCCGGCAACCGAAATCGCGTTCATGGTCGAGATTGAATTTCCGACGCTGATGTTTCACCTGCGCGGGTTTGTTGACCTTATCGTGCAGAACCCGCAGACGGGGCTTTTCCTGCCGCTCGACATCAAGACAACGACCGAGCGCGGCGCCATGAACATGGAGCACAAATACAAGTGGGACTGGCAAGTTACGTCATACGGCATCCCGCTGAACATCTTGCTGCAAAACAGCGGCGACTTCGAGACGGGCATTTTCGGCGTCATTATGTCAGACCGTGAACCGCGCGTTATCTTCACGCGGCACATGCGCTCGCAGCACGACATCGACGCCTACAATTATTATCTGCTTGACAACTGCCGCCGGATCGAACAGTATTATCGAGACAATGTGTTTCCCCGCGGGCCAAATGCTTGCGTCAGTTACGGCCGCGTTTGTGACTATCACGCGCAATGTGCCGTCGAAGGTCTCGAAGCGATGCAGATGTTGGTGAACCCGAGCCGCAAGCCGGGATACGTCGGCCGCGAAGTTGACCCGATGTTTACGATCAGAATGGAAGGGACAAGCTGATGATGCCGTCAAGCGAATACGCCACCATCGAGTTGCCGTTCGGGCCGAACAGAAGCATCTACTTTCGCGGCAGGATGGTCGAACGGCGCGACCCGCAAATGGGCATCACGTTTTTCTGCTACCGTTTCGACCGGCGGCTGACCGAGGTGCCGTTGCTGGTGCCAAACAAGATGCGCCATTTCGGCCCGGCGTTCAACGGCTGCGTGGTGGCCAGCTGCGTAATTCTTGACCAGTCGTTCAAGCAGCACCTGCGATACGACGACGCGCAGGACATTGTTGTCGCGCCAAAGCAAATCGCGCAACGGCTCGCGATGAATTACGGCGTCGATGTCAACGACATGATGCAGCAATACCCGCACGTCCGCCCGTTTCTCGCAGTCGAAGGCGTCGATGTGCCGCTCGACATTCAGACCGCAATCAGAAATCTGTCGATCAAAGGTGAGGCGGCAGTTCATAAGGAAGGACTATAGCATGGCAAGAATGGACGAAAGCAAGGACGCGGGCAACCTCATTCGCGCGCTGATTTATGGCCCGCCGAAAAGCCGCAAGACGTGGTGGGCGTTGCGCATGGCCGAATTGGGGTTCAACGTGATCCTCGCGGACCTCGACGACGGCGCGGGCATTGCGCAAGTCCTCGACCCGTCGGCGCTCAAGCGCATTTTCCGCATCGACATGCGGCCGAACGTGGACAGTTACGGAACGTCAGGTGCCGCGGCGCTCAGCTACGCGATGGGCGGGCAGGTGGTTTATTTCGACGAAGCCGAGCGGAAATATGTGCCCGTCCAGCGGATCGAACCTGAACGCGATTACGTCCGCATTGACTTGGCGAAATCAACTTCGCGCGATGTGCTGGTGATCGACACGTGGACCGCATTTGTCCAGCAACTGACCGCCAACACGGTCATGACGAAATCGCCGATCGCCATCGAGAAGCTGGAATGGGACGAGTATCAGAAGGTCCGGTTGATTTTGGACCACTTTCTGGTCAACGCGATGAAGCTGAATTGCCACTCCATTTTCGTTGCGCACAGTGAGACGTATGCGAAAAAACGGCCAGACGCTGACCCGAAAGAGAAACTGCACTTGCAGATCGAAAGCGTCAGGCTCCAGCCGTCCAGCATCACCCGCGCACACGCCGAGACCATGGCCGCGAAGTTCAACGAGGTGCTGTATTTCGAGAACCACGGCAGCACTCTCGGCGTCCGCATCAGCACGAAAGGCACTGGCGACTTCGATGCCGGCAGCCGGTATTTTGCGCCGGGCGAATACAAGTTTGACGACTTCACCGCGGACAAGATGTTGACGAAAGAAATCGTCGCCGAGGTCCGGCAGAATGAAGAGTTTTCCAGCGCCGCAATCACCGTTGTCAACGGCGCCGAAATCATCGCGGAGAGGAGCAGCAAAGTTTCTCCCGCGCCCGCAATTGACGTCACTGGCAAGCAGCCGATCACTTCCGCGTTCAGGAAGAAGTGACGCAATCCCGAAGCGCACGGCGGGGAATACTGTGCGCAACTCTAACCCAACCAACCACAAACACAGCAAGGTTACGAAATGACTGAACATACCGACATCAACGCGCTCGACCTCGAAACGCTGTCCATGGACCAGCTGGACAATCTGTCCATCGACGACCTGCTCGGCAACAACATCGCCGACTACAAGCTGGGCAGCAATCTGCCCGATGGCACCTACATCGGCTTCATCGAGAAAATCGACGTGACGAAGAAAGCCGCCGACGCCAGCGGTGAGCGGATCAAGAAAGCCCGCATCGACGTTGCGGTGCAGGTGAAAGTGCTGCGCGTTCTGCAACTGGCCGATCCGACCGAAAACGCCGAGGCGCTGGTCAACCGCGTCCACTACCAGCGTTACAACGTGCTGCAAGAATACGGCGTCGCCGGGCTGGTCAAGCTGGTGCTCGGCATCCTCGGCATTTCGTTTCGCGACAAGAAAGCGATCGAGGGCCTGAACAGCAGCCTCAAGCAGTTCATCGACCAGCTGGTCAGCGAGAAGGTCGCGTTCGGCTTCAAGATCGTGAACAAGGAATCCGGCGGCTACGAAAACTGCGACATCAGCCAGCGGGAAAAGGACTTCATCGACGCCGAAAACGCGATGCAATACCTTGACTGATAGCTGAACCGGGCGAGCGGAATGGCATGGCGCTGTTCCGCTCGCTTATTGAGTTATCACACAGGAGCCTCAAATGCCCGGACCAGAAGATGATAGAAGCCGCCCCGTGCTGCACAACGGCAACCAGCCCGGCACAGTCGTTATCGAGGACGACGAAATTCTCGCGCGGTTTTTGTGCAGGATTTGCGTGGACACCGGATCGGAAATTGTAGCCGCGATGTGGGAAGGTGTCATGGCGGAATTCGCCGAAGAGCCCGAAGTTGGCCAGCCGATTATGGTCGGCGACACGATTTTTCTCGTGGTTGATGTGGACACGGAAAGCCTGCGCATTGGCGCCGACGACATTCCCGTCATTTCCATGAGGCTGCGCGTGAGGCTGGCCGTATGAGCGATGACAGCTGGAAGGGCGAGCATTTGATCCGCGGCTTGCGGCTTTCGAAAGAGGACAGCAAAAGCGTGGCGGTCAAGGTTGGCACGGCGCAGTTCAACCGCAAGCGCGCCAGACAGCGCGAACCGCACCCGGCGCAGGCTGAGAAAGACAAATTCTGCGCGCTGGTTTTCAAGAGCACGAGAGGAAAGAAAAAGCCCGATGGCAACTAGCATCGCAATCATTGTGCAGAACAGTCACGATCAGCGCGGGCGCGCGGCGACGAAACTTGTCAACGCCGTGTTCCCTTACGCCCGCTGCACGTTGGTCAACATGCGCAGTTACGTCAAAGGCTTCTGGGAATTGAAGCCCGGCACGAAAGAAACAATGCACGTTGGCGAAGGCGGGCACGAGCGGTTCGCGGAAACGTGGGCGAAATTGGCGGACGGCCGCTACGATGCTGTCGTTTGTTTCGACGCCGGGCTAGCGCACCACGTGCTGCCACCGCGTGACGCAGCCACGATTAAGTCCACCGATCCGCTGGCCGGTATGGTCGTGCGGCATATGGGTCTGCCGGTGCTGTTCATCATGGACCCGCTGTGGACATACGGACGCAGTCACGACGCGGAAACGCAGGCCGTGCGGACTTTGATGATGATGTTTCATTTGAAGAAGCTGTGGGCGGCGCTCCAAGGTTTGCC